TCATTACCTGCCTATGACGAAGATGGGAATGCATATCCTAATGATGTTGCATACCCTGACGAATGGATCCAAGCAGGTGCAGAAATCGCTAAAGAGGCAGCGAATGGCACTATCTACGGTGCCAAGGAAACTGGCGTTCTGAGCAAGTCAGTTAAGGCAGACACGGTGTCCAGTAGCAAAACATTTACTGCTACCGCGAAAAAATACACTGCCGCTGAGTCGCTGGCGCTGGCATTGCTAAAGCCATGGATTAGTGGACTCGCTAACGTAATGCTACTTAAGAGGGTGTGATATGGGCTTACGTGACGACCTTCAAGCCGACATTGCAGCGGCCTTTGATGACGATTTGGCTGATGCAGTTCCATCATTTTCTGGTTTCAGGGTTATTGGAACCAATTACGATCCAGTGACTGAAACGCAAGTTGAGCAGAAAGTTACTTTTAGCGGTCGCGGCGTGTTTGGCAGCTACTCAACAGATATTGCCGATGGCATCAATATCCTGCTGACAGATACAAAACTAACTGCATTACAGAATGAAATTGTTGATGCAGATAGCGTAGCTTTCACGCCTGCTGTCGATGACATAATTAATGGACTAAAAGTGATTAGCGTTGGCAAAGACCCAGCCGGCGCTTCCTGGTCTATTCAGTTAAGGAAAGTCAATGGCTAAGTACCGTCCTTTCATTTACAGAACACCTTTTCAGCATGTGTTGTACGCATTAGCCAGAAACCAAGAGCAGTACAATAAAATCACCGGCAGAAAAAGAGATAAGTTTCTCGATTCTGGCGCTGACGCATGTGTGACTCATTTTTCAGGCAAAAAGAAAGAGACTCTTTGTGTTGTTCAGATTGGCGATGTGACTGAGCATTCATTGTTGCAGGTGCATGGGCTGCTACTGCATGAGGCAGTACACATATGGCAAGAAGTAAGGACATGCATGGGTGAGGAAAAGCCAAGTTCTGAATTTGAGGCTTACTCTATCCAGGCTATAGCCCAAGACCTTTTTGAAGCGCTTGAAGAAAGCGAGAAGGCCAATGGCTAAGGGCGGCTGGTCTAGACCACCTTCAGGCTTCATGGACGAGGTAGAGAAGCAGATTGACGGCTTTCAGAAGAAGATTGCCATGGAGGCACTTCAAATGGTTGTGACTACGTCGCCGGTTGATACCGGGGCATTCCGGGGCAATCACATTGTTTCTATCAATGACGCTGACTACAGCTACTCGCTGGAAATGGTTGATGAGGCTGGCCAAGAAACGGTCAACAACGGAACGTCCAAAATCAATAGCGTTAGGCTTGTGTACAAGGAAATCATCATCCAAAACAACCTGCCGTACGCCGAGGCATTGGAGGACGGACACTCTCAACAGCGAGCCGAGGGCGTATACGGCCCGGCAACCGCAACACTCGCAGCCAAATATGGTGGCAAGCAATGACATTCGAAGAAATCCGCCAAACCATTGTCGGCCGAATGGTGACATTCACCGGCATTGAGCAATCGCGCATCGAGTACCCAAACCAGCCTCAGCGATTCGATCCGCCTGAAACTGGGTTGTGGTGTCGCTTGGGCATTCAGCATGGCACATCGTTTTTCTCTGGTGTCGGCGATAAGCCATGCACCAGAAAGCCCGGTCTGATAGTAATCCAGTGTTTTGCAAGACTGCAAACGGGAACCAGGGCCCTGAACGAGCTCGCCTCTGCACTTGAAGTGCATTTTGCCTATTGGTCGCAGGGAAAGTTCGAGTGCTGGGAGGCCAGCCAATTAGACATTGGTAAAGACCAGACAGGCCAGTTTTATCAAATCAACGTGAATATCAGGTTCGTTGCCGACTAACAGGCCACAGCCACCAAAACAAAGGTCAGCCATTGTGCTGGCCTTTTTTATTGCCCGCGTTCCGTGGGCACCAGAAACAGGAGAGCAATTATGTCGTCTGGGGCAAAAGTTATTTCTCACATCGTGAGAGAAACCACTCCCGGGGTAGTCCCGGATCCGGCAGTTTGGCAGGTTATGCGCCTGACCAGTAATGCCATGACACCAACCGTAAACACTGAAGAGTCCGAAGAAATCACCGACACGCGTATTGGCCAGGGCAGTATTGCCACCAGTGTTGATATCGGCGGCGATTTGGCCGGTGAGTTGTCTTATCAGACATTCGACTCTCTGCTTGCCGCTGCTTTCTACAATGATTGGGTGGCAGACCAGCTTACTATCGGTGAAACCCGCATTACCCACTCAATCGCCAAGGGCTTCAAGGATATTGGCGTATACGCATTATTCAAAGGCGCCCATGTGTCCACTTGGGCTCTGGATATCCCGGAGGAAGGCAAGGTAACCACCACCTTCACCATGTCGTGCCTCGATTATGAAGACGCAAGCGCGCCCATAGTTGTTGGTGCAGACCCGGCAACAGACACGCCGTTCATGAGCTCTCTGAGTGTCGGCAACGTGAAAGTTGATGGCCAGAGCCTTGAAGGCGTTGCTTGTATCTCAGCAATGAGCCTGTCTTTGGATAACTCACTGCAAACCCAGCGCTGTCTTGGCACCTCAAAACTGGGCCCAGGCGCCTTGATTGAGACCGCTGCCAACTTTACCGGCACCATGACCCTGGCGTTTTCTGCCAAGGCCTGGGAAATCTGGAAAAACCAGTTCACCCGGGAAACTGTATCGGTTGAGTTCCCAATCCTCGACAGTCTTGGCAACCAGTACATGATACAGCTGCCGAAAGTTGAGGTTGATGGGGATCTGCCAAGCGGCGGCCGGACTGACATTCTGCAAATGGAACTGAACATGATGATCGCCAAGCAAAGCCCGGTCATCATCCGCACTCCTGCACCCACTGCTCTGACAGTTAGCGGCGGCTCTGCTGTTGGTACCGGCGCAACACTGCAGTTATCAGTGGCGGCAACCCCGGCCAACGGAAATACATCCGTTACATGGACCTCTTCTGATGAGGCCGTGGCCACTGTTGACTCGGCAGGGTTGGTAACCGGTGTTTCTGCCGGAACAGCCACTATCACAGCAACCAGCTCGGTAACCAAGACTGTCAGCGACAGCGTGGAAGTTACCGTTTCTTAATCTCAGCGCCCGGCACAGCCCGGGCTTTTTCTTGGAGAATTACAATGACCTTATCTCTTGCCAATTCTGATTTGGTGGCCTCAGGCGTCCGCTGGTTCAACTTTGATGAAACCACTCGCGTAAAAGTCGCCGGCATTGATGAGAACAAATACCAGATTGCAGTTGAACGTGCCCGCCGGCTGATAGCCGAGTCAGACGCCAAGCAGTCGCTGCACAACATTTCAGTATCTGATGCAGACACCACTGAGTTTGATGTGCAGTGCCAACTGATAGCCAAGTTCCTGATCCGCGACTGGGATGGTGTTGTAAACGAAGACGGCAACCAAGCCGAGTTCAGCGCCGGGGCGGCCGAGAAGCTGCTCAAAAGCAACGTGGCATTCTTTGCCTGGGTGTTGGAGAAGTCCACCTTAGTCGCCATCGAAAAGAAAGCTGATGTGGCGCAGATTAAAAAAAAGTCTTAGCCAGGTTCGATTGGGAGCGTAACTGGGTCGGCAAGACGGAAAAGAAATCACTAATCCATCAGAAACTTGGCGTTCAAATACCTGACGAGCCTGAAACGGATCCGCTAACTGACTACATCATTTCTATGTTCTGGCAGCTGGACTCTGGCAGGCGTTGGCTGGCGACTCCGGTTTCTGCTGTTCCGTCTCGCATAACCATGTCAGAAATCACCTCTGTGGTGGCTGTGCTTGGTGATGTGATGGCCCGCCCAGCGCTTGACAGCATCATCTTTGCTATGGATTGCGAGTACATGGAGAGCATCAGCAATTGACTGCCCCTTCCCTGAAGGAATGGGATTCCCAATTCACCGAGAACTGGACACGGAGACTGACCCCATGCCGCTTACATTCTCTCCAAGGGCTAACACCGCCAGCCCGGCGGCTTTAATGTTGGTCGCGGCGTTTTGATCGCGGTCATGGTGTGCACCACATTCTGGGCAGTCCCATTTCCTAATCGATAACGGCAGCGATGATAAGGTATGTCCGCAATCCGAACAGCGTTTTGAACTGGGGAACCACTGGTCAATGGCAACCAGTGAACGCCCGGCCCATTCGGCCTTGTACGCTAGTTGGCGCACGAGCTCGCCCCAGCTGGCATCAGCGATGGCTTTGCTTATGGTTGGATTGCGGATCATGTTTTTTACTTTCAGGGATTCGACGCAGATCACTTGGTTTTCGTTAATCAATCTGCGGGACAGCTTGTGCAAGTTGTCCTGTCGGCAATCAGAGATTTTGGCGTGAAGTTTCGCCACCTTCTTCCGCGCCTTGGCACGATTTGCCGAACCGAGCTTTTTCTTGCTCAACCGGCGCTGAGCCTTGGCCAGTCTGGCGGCGTATTTCGCGGTATGGCGTGGATTGCCGACCCGTTCACCCTTGTCGGTGATAAATAGGTCTTTCAGACCCAGGTCAATGCCGGTCATGTTTGGGGTGACTGGCAGTTTGTTGGGCTCGAACTCACACAGGCAGCTTACAAAGTAGCGGCCTGCAGAGTCTTTAGAAACTGTGATGGTGCTGGGCTCGCAAGGGAGCGGGCGGCTCCAACGAATATCAAGCGGGGTTTTACTCTTGGCTATTCTGAGCCGTCCATCTCTGTATGAAAATGCGCTACGGGTCAGTTCGATAGACTGCTTGTGGTGCTTTTTCTTGAATGTAGGGTATTTAGCTCGACCCTCGAAAAAATTCTTGAAGGCGGCTTGTTGATGCCTAAGGCACTGTTGGAGCGGGACACAGGATACTTCATTGAGCCAGTCGAATTCACCGCGTTTGATGCGGGTAAGTTCGGCGCTTGCCTGAAGGTATCCTATTTTTTCCTGGCGCTGACAAAAGGCATCAGTACGCCAGCTAAGGATGCGGTTATAGACAAAACGTGTACAGCCAAAAGTCCTGGCAAGCAAGTCAGCTTGTTCAGGAGTGGGGTAAAAACGGTATTTGTAGGCGCGCTTTGTCATGCCTCAAGAATGCCATTAAGTATGTGAAGATAGCAATAACCTAACGGAGGAGCGAGAACAGGGGCGGTTAAGGCCGCCGCGCTATCCCTCCCCGCCCTCAAAGGACGGGGTTCCCGCGCAAAATTGATGACTGAAACATTCATCTGGCCGGTAAACGTCGGTGCCACCGGCGAAACTACGCACAAGGTTCTCAAAAACGAGTTTGGTGACGGCTACACCCAGGCGTTTGGTGTAGGCATCAACAACCGCTCAACCAGTTGGAGCGTTTCTGTTTCAGGGTTTATTGACGGGATCCGCACGCCAAACATCAAGCCGGTGCTCGACTTCCTCAAGGCCCGTCAGGGCTATCAGTCATTCTATTGGACAACGCCTGACGGTGATACTGGCCTGTTCAGAGCTGAGAACTACTCAACGGCCAACGACTCCCAGAACGGTAAAACAACAATCACCTGGACCATGCAGGAGACCTTCCAGCCATGAGTATGGAATCAGATGTTCAAAAACTGGAACCCGGCAACAAAATCATACTGTTTGAGCTTGATCTAAGCGAATACAGCGGCGGCATTTATCGCTTTCATGGCCACATGCAAAGAGAGGTAATTACCTGGCAAGGGTTGGAGTACTCTACGGTAACCATCGCAGTCGAAGGGCTTGAGCTCAACGGCGGCAAAACGGTCGCTCCGACGCTGAGTATCGGCAACATGATAAATGGCCAGCGAGGTGCGGTATCGGCATTGTGCCTGTACTTCAACGACTTTGTCGGCGCCAAGCTGACTGTGCATGAGACATTTGCTCATTATCTTGACCCGGTAAATTTCCCGGAAGGGAACCCAAACGCCTCTGACAGCGAACTTGTCAGTGATTGGTACATAGAGCAGAAAACATCAGAGAACGTGCAGCAGGTGCAGTTTGAGCTGGCTTCACCTACGAGTTACGCCGACATGCTTATCCCCACCAGGCAGATTACCAATCGTTGCACTTGGTGCGTTCGCGGTGAGTATCGAGGCGACTCATGCGGTTACACCGGGCCTTATGTTGATGTTGATGGCAATCCAACCACGGATCCAGAGCAAGACAAGTGCTCAGGTCTGCTCGATTCAGGATGCAAGCCGCGATTTGGCGCAGACTCCGAGCTGCCATTCGGCGGCTTCCCCAGCGCCGGTTTGTTGAGGTAGAACCATGATTAAACTATCCAAGAAAGTAATGGCAGATATAGCTGGGCACGCCGAAGAGTGTGCACCAAATGAGTGCTGCGGCTTGCTCGTAAGGGTGGGGCGAAAAGTCAGCTACCACCAATGCACCAATATTGCAGCAGATCCGCAAAATCACTTCCACATTGACCCGGTTGATTACTGCAAAGCTGAGGATACCGGCACAGTGATTGCCATCGTTCACAGCCATCCTGACGCGCTGCCACGGCCATCAGTTGTCGATAGGCTTGAATGTGAAAAACACCAACTGCCGTGGCTAATTATCGG